ATGGTTTCGGTAGACAAATTAAGTGAAAATTGGTACTACAATTTAGAGGAAGATCGCGACGTAGCGTACTATTTATGTATAGCGAGTAGCCGCTTGGAAACGGATGGAAAACTCCATTCCCGAGTGGTCGAGAGCCTAAAAAACAAACCACGAAATGCATTCAAGAATGTGACTTATGGTATCTATGAGTCGCCCTACGAAAGTGATTTTGGGTTCTGCGTGGCTCACACAAATTTTATTCAAGGTTTTTCACTTGACAGCACAGGCTGATCACGTTACTTTATAACTTGAGCAAGGGGAAGCTCTCAGACATACCCCAAACAAATACGCTTGACAGGACTTGGAGAGCGTGTTACATTCAGATGGTGAGGAACGCTCATCATACTATAGCCCAACACAAGGAGAACACTATGGGAATTAACATGGAACTAATGCGGAAGAAGCTCGCCGCACTTCGTGGAGAAGGAAGGAGCGACCAGACCAGTGTCTGGTTCAAGCCAGACGAGGGCGATACTGATATTCGCATTGTCCCGTCTGCCGATGGAGATCCTCTCAAGGAGATTTTCTTCCATTACAACATCGAAGGACACCGAGGTGGTGTCATGTGCCCCAAGCGCAACTTTGGCGAGGCTTGTCCGATTTGTGACTTCGCTTCTAACCTTTGGCGCGATGGCACCGACAACAATGATGAGGAGACCAAGAAGCTTGCAAAGTCTCTCTTTGTTCGCACTCGTTACTTCTCGCCCGTAGTTGTACGTGGTCTGGAGTCCGAGGGAGTCAAGATCTATGGCTATGGCAAGACTGCCTACGAGCTTCTTCTTGGTTACATTCTCGACCCAGAGTACGGCGACATCACTGATCCCACAGGTGGTACTGATATTACCATCACCTACACCAAGCCGACTCGTCCGGGTGCATACCCCCAGACCAACATGAAGATGCGTCGTAACACGAGCACTCTTCTTGAGGACAAGGATGCAATCCCCGGTCTGCTCCAGAACATGCCCGATATTGATGGCCTGTTCACCCGTCACACCTCCGCAGAGGTGGGAGCAATCCTTGACTCTATGCTTTCAGGTGACGGCTCTGCTGAGTCTCGTTCCCGCGAGACTACACAGTACAGCAACAACCAGAAGTCCAGCGTAGATAAGGCTTTTGACGACCTTATGGCAGGCTAGTAAGCCTCAGCCGCTGGCAGACCGGTCAAAGTCTGCCAACTTTTTAAACTTTTTTGTTTACAAACGTAACCTACCGTGTTACATTATGAATGTCCGAAGCGATTGAGGACTGAAAAGAACATCGACTCTCCTTCGAGGAGAATTGTAAGAATCCCGTGTTATTGAGAACACAGAGGGGATTTGTTCAATTAATATCATTAAAAAAAGGAGCATATTATGAACAAGACACATACATTAAAACTATACATGGGTGCTGATGACGACCAGCCTTTCAGCCGCTACACCATCCCTATCGATGGTACTGAGGTGAAGGCTGGCAACGCCTATATCGCAGTATCAGAGGATAGCGAACTTTTCGATATCCCTAACGGAACCAACCCCCGAGCCGTCAACCCAGAGTCAAAGCTTGTAAAGGCGATTCGATACACTCTGGAAAATATTCCCGGCTTTGCAGTCCGAAACGGAGGCATGTGCATCGTTGTAGACGATGGAAGCCTTTTCTTCAACAAGGTGGCAGGAACTGTTTCCTTCTCATGTGACAATGAGGGATGTGGCCACTACGACGGTCAGCACAGCCGAGAAGCAGTGCAGCAGGGAGCAGCAAACTCTAAGGACCAGATGTTCCAGATTATGTTTGTTGAACGCTCGTTCTTCCCAAACGAGGTCGAGATTCGTGGTGCTGCCGAAACGTGGAACACCCGCTCCACCCAGAAGGCGCACAGCGTAATCAACCAGCGCGGCTCATTTGAGGACCTCAGAGTCTCACTATCACCTCAGCACGTAGCTAACATCGGCTGGCGTGAGAACGAGCGCAACTCCAACGGAGACCTTATCCGTAAGGAGTGTAACATGGGTCGCGTAGCTGCCCTTCTCTACACTGCTGCTCCTGCCCTACGAAGCGACAAACTAGACCTTGGTGACACAATGTATGGTATGCTACGCAAGGGAGATAGGGCTGCTGAGATTTTCGAGGATGCTGAGAAGGTGTCAGACTTCAAGCGCATTTACCCGCTTGCTGGTACCATTCTTGAGCTTCACGATTACATCCAGATGACTCTTCGTACTGGATACGCTAAGAACGCTCAGGATCCACAGTCTATTGATGACTTGGCGATTCTCCGCTCATCCAACAAGTCCGCCCTCAAGAAGGAAGTAGCAAAGCGTAAGCAGCTATCACAGATGCTTTTCAACGCTACCACTGTTGAGGTTGGTCTAATGCCTGAGTACATCCAGCCAATCATGTACGGTCTCTTGAGAAACGTTCTCAAGACCAACCGTAAGACTGGCGAAGTTCTCTTCCAGCAGGGTATGACCATTGGTGATGTGAAAGCTATCTGGGATGAGGCTGCATATGATGTCCTCACGATGCTTAACAATGCATTCGAGGACAACTTCACCACTCGTTTCAACTCACGACGTGCTGAATTTGGCTGCTGGACACACATCTGGGATGAGTGCTTCAACATCATCGAGGAAGTTATTGACTCTGGCGCATGGCGTCCTGTCTCACAGGCTGCTGCTAAGTAATCCATAGTTTTGTTTCTCCTGACCCCCACCCGTAAAAAGGTGGGGGTTTTTGTTTGCACTTTTGGTCCTTGTGTGTTATAATTACTCTTGAGCTTCGGCTCGAAATTAAAGAAAAATAAAGAAAAGAAAAATTAAATAAAAAGGAGAACAATATGGCTAAAGCAAAGGCTAAGGCTGGTCGTGTATCTATGGCTGACCTTAGAGCGATGATTAACAAGAAGGCTGGGCGTGATGTCGCTCACGACCTAAGAGAAGATAACCCAACAGAGGTCAAGGAGTGGATCCCAACAGGATCTCGCTGGCTTGATTCTATTATCTGCAAGGGCAAGTATGCAGGTATCCCAGTTGGTAAGGTAACAGAACTTGCAGGACTTGAGGCAACAGGCAAGTCCTTCCTCGCAGCACAGATTGCTGCAAACGCACAGAAGATGGGAATCAACGTAATCTACTTTGATTCAGAGTCTGCAATTGACCCAGACTTTCTTGTCCGTGCAGGTTGCGATCTAGAGGATATGATGTATATTCAGGCACAGTCTGTAGAGTTTGTGCTTGAGACAATAGAGGATGTTCTTGGGGCAACCGATGATAAGGTGCTCTTTATCTGGGACTCTCTCGCATTCACACCATCTATCTCAGATGTCGAAGGCGATTTCAATCCACAATCTTCAGTTGCAACAAAGGCTCGTATTCTTGCAAAGGGTATGTCAAAGTTGATTGTGCCTCTTGCAGACAAGCGTGCAACATTCCTTGTCCTCAACCAGTTGAAGACCAACATTCCACAGGGGCCAATGGCTCGTCAGATTGCAATGACAACTCCTTACATCACCCCCGGTGGTAAGGCGATGCATTACTCTTACTCTCTTCGTATCTGGCTTACAGGTCGTAAGAGCAAGGCTGCATACATCGAGGATGATAATGGATTCCGTATTGGATCCGAGGTCAAAGTGAAGCTAGAAAAGTCTCGCTTTGGAACACAGGGTAGAACTTGCACATTCCGTATTCTTTGGGGAACTGAGAACATTGGTGTGCAGGACGAAGCTTCGTGGTTTGAAGCATTAAAGAACTTTATGACTGTCGCTGGTTCATGGTATACTCTCGAACACAACGGCTACTCCAAGAAGTTCCAGCCAAGCAAGTGGGAGCACACTTTGGAGAACGATGACGAGTTCCGACAGCACGTTATGGATTTCATGGATGAAGTGGTCGTTCAGAAGTTCGACAAGCGCGAAGGTGAGGCATCTGATTTTTACGAAGTAGACAAAGCCTCTTGACAGCGAGCCTCCACCCTGTTATATTATGGGGTGGAGGTACTACATGAAGCGTGTGCTAGTTATTGACGCCCTCAACATGTTCTTGAGGGCGTTTATCGTTGATCCGAGCCTGTCAAACCATGGACAGCCAATCGGCGGAATCAAGGGATCTATCAAGATCCTACAGAAGTTGGTGAGAATCACAAAGCCAAATGAGATTGTGATCTGCTGGGACGGACCAAATGGCTCCCAAAAGCGCAAGACTCTTGATTCAGGCTATAAGGAGGGTCGTAAGCCCCTGCGTCTGAATCGCGCTGTTCACAATCTAACTGAGAATGAAGAGCTACAAAACAAACTGTGGCAACAGATGCGAATCACAGAGTATCTGAATCAAATGCCAATCATTCAGCTTGTGCTTGAGAGGGTAGAAGCAGACGATATTATTTCGTATGTCTGTGGCTCTCCGCACTACAAGGGTTGGCAAAAGGTAATTGTTTCAAACGACAAGGATTTCCTACAGTTGTGTGATGAAGAGACTGTAGTCTACAGACCAACCACAGATAAGATTGAGACCAAGAAGACCGTTGTTGAGTCTCTTGGGATCCACCCTACAAACATGGCTCTCGCCCGCGCGATGGTCGGAGATTCAAGCGATAACCTTCCGGGTGTTAGCCGCGTCGGTTTCAAGACGATTGCAGGTAAGTTGCCTTTCATGGGTGAAGAGAGGACTGTCACAATTGACGAATTGCTCGATTACTGCGAGAACACAGACTCAAAGCTAAAGGTTTACAAGAACATCCGAGAGTCAAAGAAGCTGATTGAACACAACTACAAGATGATGCAGTTGTATTCTCCCCTTATCTCTGTTCAGGGCAAGCAGACGATTGACTATGCCCTTGAGAACTTTGAGTGTGACTTCAACAAGACCGAGTTGCTAAAACTAATGATGGAAGATGGCTTTGGGGAACTAAACTGGGAAGAACTGAAGACATTCCTAAACAAGATTTCTAGGGAGTGTAACGATAAATAGCACTATTTACTACCGAGGTGTGGTAAATGGAAGACTTATACGAATTTGACGAAGATTCTCTCAACGAAGAAGAGATTGAACTTGATGAGAAAAAGAAGAAGAAATCAAAGGGCAAGAAAGACGCTTGCTACCACAAGGTTCGCGCTCGCTATGACGTGTGGCCTTCTGCTTATGCCTCTGGGGCTCTCGTTAAGTGCCGCAAAGTCGGTGCTGCAAACTGGGGCAACAAGTCCAAGAAGAAAGAAGGTCTAGAACTTGACGATCATCTCCTACAGATAATCAAAGAAGAGTACGAGGCTGTGCTTGCCGAAAAAAAAAAGAAAAAGGCGGGCACTGAATCAAGCAAAGAATCAAACTTAAGAGATTGGTTCAAGCGCAAGGGCGGTAAGGGCTCTTCATCTGGCTGGGTAGACTGTAACACTTGTCGCAAGGACAAGAAGACTGGCAGAAAGAAGTGCTCTTCCTGCGGTCGTAAGAGTGGCGAAAAGCGCTCTAAATACCCATCTTGCCGTCCGACACCTAGTGCTTGCGAAGAACGCGGTCGCGGCAAGTCTTGGGGCAAGAAGTCAGCAAAAGGTAAGAAATAATGAACATCCAGCACGTAATAGAACAAGAGCTAAGACTCTTTCTTGAAGGCAAGGCAGAAGACCTTGTTGCAAAATTCCCAGAACTACAGCCCGCTTATGACGCTGGAATCAAGAATCCACAATACCTTCAGTGGATTCAGAAGCGCAGAGGTGATGAGCCAGTCGAGGACATTATTGGCGTCGTACAATCTTTTGATGCTGCAAAACAGCGTCTGAAGGCAAAGAAGATGTCTCCGGACATCTATGCCTACAAAACTCCCTCTGTTCTTCGTCAGGCTTTAGAAGATCTTGGTGGCTCAAAGGGCCAAGAGCGCCGCCGCTTGAAAGACGAAGAAACAACTTATATTGGTGAGTTTGGTGACTGGGTTGTGGCTATGCCTCACACACGCGAAAGTTCGTGTCAGCTTG